TGATTACGGTCTGTTCTGCGTTTGCGGTTGATTTTTGAGTTCATAAATGTATTATATACCCAATTTGATTTATTGTCAAGTTTTGAGTATATAATACTTTTAGTCTACTTTTGCAAATCCCATGAACATTTCTGTGTCATACCAAGCGACTGCTTTAGTATTCATTTCATAGACAAGCACAGGGTATGCTTCTGTATTAACTTTATCAAAAGTAACAAGTTTCTCAAATTGAGATTGAGATTGATCTTCATCAGACTGGTCCTCAAAAGTGATGTACGCTTTGTTAGTGTTCACAAACATATCGATATTGTAAGACATAATTGGCCCTTTCAAGTGAATAAGATGCTATTGTATACCCAATTTGATTTACTGTCAACAATGAATTTTTATCATTGCTTGAAGCAATTCGCTTGCCTTGGTAAGATTAAAGTTCTCTTGTCTATAGTGCCATTTTTTCTTTCTCTCAGCAATATCAAGTAGGTCCATAAGTGAATACTTTTCGTTTAAATTTTTAGTACTCATAAGCATTTTGCTCATGTCGTAAATATCAAAACTATATTCTACCCATTTTAAAGTACTATTGATTTTGCGTCTGTTTGCTTTCATCTCACCTGTCACAGGTGTGTACTTAATTCTATACGCTTGCACTTTGTTCATAGTCACCTCTCTATAGAAAGCCTATTCTATAGCCAAAATGATTTATTGTCAAGCGACTAAGTTAGTTAGTACTAACTAGGGATAATTTCGATAGTCATGTGTCAGAGTGCGTGGCCGAAAAAAGAATTGGTCCTAACGAACCTATACGAAAAATGAATACTATAGTTTTCAAAAAAGGTAATACTGGAGTATTACTTTTCTAACACATTGTTTACTTAATGTTTAGATTTATGATCCATGTAGGATAATGCTTCGCTCAGTATCCCTGTTTGTCTAGTGTATGCATCATGTTCCCACGGCAGGTTAGTGTATTCTTCATAGGTCATGTCATCCGGCAATTTGTTTGTGATGAAGATGCCATGCCAATAGCATTTTCCGTCTCTTGTAATCTTCAATGTACCTTTGTGTTTTTGATGTACATGAATCAATTCATGTGCTAGTATTTTTGGTATTGTGTCGAAAGGTAGATCGTAATTTATCCCTATACGATTGATGCGATACATGTCAATGCCTCCATATACATTCTCTCCTAAGTCATACAAGCAGACTTCTAGTAGTTCAGGTAACTCAATGATAGTGGCTATGGCCTTAGCAAACGCATCTATGATAGATTCGTGTTTGTAGCTATGTTGATTGTTTTGATAGAAATATCTAATGACCACAATTTATTTAATAAGTTCAATAGTCTCTTGCTGTGGCCTAGTATATTCGTAATTTATAGTGTCTAAGTTTTCACGGAACACAATTGCTCCATTACGCAAATGAAAGCGTCTTGCCACTTCTGTCTTAGGACTTAATGTTACAAATCTAGTGACGCTAGGGTAATCACGTTGGATACCCTTTACTGCTTCAACTAACAACTGTTGACCTTTACCATTCTTGTAACTCCAAATAGTATAGAATACTGCGGTTGTGGGTACAATTGCGGTAGTCTTTAGATCATTGGTGTTTTCTGGAACAAAATCATGGAAGCTAACACAAACCATTGCATCTGGTTTTTCTTCATTAACCAAGGCTGCTACCATTCTTCCATTACTTACTCTAAAATCTGTCGGTATCTCAGGGCGTACCGGGTCATCTTTTATGAATTCTAGTAGTTTGTCTGTGAGGTCTTTGATGAAGTGCAACATAATATGTGTATTTATACGATGTGTATAAAATACATATATTATGCACTATAAATCTTAGCCAATGATTTCTCAACCAGTCGCTGTCTTTCTTGTTTGCTTTTAGCACCTAATATTGTTATGTTATACAACTGGTTGTTAGACTTAACTAATAATGTAATACAGAATCCGGCTGCGCTAGTGAACCCGGTCTTGATTGTGATTATCCCTTCACGACCAAAATAGCTACTAGTAGGGTTATTGGCTACTACTTGCGGTTTGCGCTTTGGTTCTTTGATTGGCTTTTTTCGTTTTTTAGTTTCTATAGGAGCAAAGGTGCGTTGAGATTGTGCCGCTGATTGTACTATGTCAAATTCGCTTACCGCTTTGGTTAATGTTATTATATCCCCAATAGTGCTATAGTTCATGGGACTTAACCCGGTTGGTTCAACGAATCCAGAATGCATCATGCTCAACTCTTTTGCGTATTCATTCATCTTGGTGACAAATCCTACTCTACCATTGGGGTAGTTTTCTGATAAAGTGATTGCGGCTATATTATCACTACTAATCAGTGATAAATTAATCAATTCCAATCTAGTAAGAATCATACCTTTACTGAGTTTAGTATTAGGTGTTTTGTTGCTACGGACTGTTAGTTTTTCTGTTAGATTTTGTTTTGATTTTAGTACTGTATAGACAGTCATCAATTTGCTTATACTAGCAATGCTGACTTCCTCACAATCTAAGGACCCATTTAACACTGTGTCACTGGTTATATTATACAACACCGTATTAGGTTGGGCTAAGCCAATCAATGGGAAAAATAGTAATATTACAATTATCTTAAGCATAGAATATTTATTATATAAAAAATACATTAAAATAGCAATACAATAGGACACAATAAATATGGAAATGACATTACTTGAACTTGACCAAAAGGCTAAGTACCACTACAGTAGATTAGAATTACAAGAGGCAATGATGTGCTATGCACAGGCATTTACTGAGTACCCTAATTTAGGACTAGCATATAATAATTACGGCAATATCATGCGTGAGATGGGATACCCTGAACGTGCATATAGATTCTTGCAAACTGCTATTGATATCAGTGATGAAGATAGGATAGCACCATTCAATTTAGCAATAGCATATCTAATTGCAGGTGATCTTACAAAAGGTTGGGAGCAGTTTGAAGCTAGGTGGCGTTTTAAAAACCATGAGCATACATTAAATTGGACTACTCAACCTAGATGGGAAGGTCAGGATCTTACAGATAAAATATTGTTAGTGACCTGTGAAGAAGGTGATGGAGATAACATACAGTTTATTAGATTTGTCAATCAACTTAGAGGGACAATAATAATTCAAACTGAGCCTCAACTTAAAAAACTTTTTAAAGAATCATTTAACCATCTAGTAATAGACAATACTGAACCTATCCCGTATTTTGATTACTGGGTACCCATACTGAGTTTACCTAGGATTCTAAATGTAACTTATGGCAACCTAATATCAAAAACCCCATATCTCAAACCAAACAAGAAATCAATTAATGAGTGGAAGAAAAGAATGGACAATGGTAAGATACGAGTAGGTGTAAGTTGGAGGGGAAGAACTAAGAACTATCCATTTGAATATCTTTTTAAATTGATGCGAGAGAATAGTAATTATGAATGGGTCAACTTACAAGCACTGTGTACGGTTGATGAAATCAATCAACTGCAAAGCATAGGGGTAAAAGATTATTTTAGCAACATTACTAATTGGCATGACACTGCCGGATTGATTAGTAATTTAGATTTTGTGATTACGATTGACACAGGGTTAGCACATTTAGTTGGTGCTTTAAATAAGCCATGCTTGTTACTATTAGATAGATATAAAACATGCTGGAGATGGTTATTAAATCGCAATGATAGTCCTTGGTACCCATCATTAACATTAATTAGACAAACACAAGTAGATGGATATGATGAACAACTAATGACTGTTCAAAATCATATAGCCAAAAAAATAGGGGCCGAAGCCCCTATAAGTTCTACATAGTAGGTCCGTTGCCAGATTTAAATCCTACTTCGCCGCCCTCGTCTTTGATTCGCTTGTATACATCTTCTAATAAGATAGGTCTAAAGTCTGTTTGTTCTACACATACGCAATGATATCTTGTATCAATTTCATCGCTGTACAAGATAGTACCAGTTTTAACATCATATCCACAAGGCTTTTTAACACGGTTAGTGTGCAAATGACCATGAATGTTGACACCAAAACGACCCAAACTTTCTTCATGTACTGGGATGTGACTTAATATCATACCGTTCATAACATGATAAGCCCTCAATTCACGGAAGTGTTCACGATATTCCGTGTCACGGAAAATATCATGGTTACCACGAATCAAGACCTTGTCACCGTTCAAACGATGCATGATGCTCAAAGCCTTGCGGTTGATAACTACATCACCCAAGTGATATACCTTATCATTTGGACGAACCGTTTCGTTCCAACGCTTGACCATTTCCTCATCCATTTCAGCTGGATCAGTCCATGGGCGTATCTTTGTCACTCCGTCTGATTCTGTGAATCGGCATACACCGGTATGACCGAAGTGAGTGTCCGACACTAAAAACACTGCTGGCATTATACTCTCCAAATTTCTTTAAAGCCTTCTCCAAGGGTAGGCTCTTCCCAATTATCAATCATACCTTGTACTACTTCCCAAGGAACTTCTTTGCCCGGGCGATTAGCTAATCTACTTTTCAATTCATCCATTTCGGGCACTTTGAAAACAACCGCAATATGTTCATATTGTGATGGCAACAATGTGTTGAACTTTCTAGCACGGCTTTTTACAGTAGTGCTAGTTTGGTCCCAGATAAAATCTAAACGGTTAGCTTGACAAGTCAACGCATGATTAGCCATCAAACGAACTGCGATAGGCATGTAATCTTCAAACACCTCGGTGTATGTTTTACCTTGACGATGTGCTTCCATTTCAACATACATATCAGTGCCAACAACAGTCAAGCCCAAAGCCCAGATTTGATTCTTGATCCAAGTACTTTTACCTGCACACGGTACACCAACTAATTGATAACACTTGTTCATTAAATATCACCTTTATAGTTTTTGGGTACAATTAACCCACTATCTAAAACTATCCCATTGATTGTGTGGGCTTCATTTTCATCATACGTCAATCCTAACACACTCATCATTTTGTGTTTGACCAACAAGTTAGGACTACGATAATCTTCGGTATCATCAAAGCCCATCATTATACCAACCTCTACTACTGCACCACTACGACATACACCAGCAACACAATGCACAATCACATTACTGCGATTAAGCAATGCTTGCTTTAGTAGTACAACCAAACTCTTTGCTTGGTCATCGTTGATTTTCATTTCTGGTTCAATGCATGTATCTTTTTCTTCCAAGTCCAAGAACTGAAATTGATGAACATTATTGAACTTGAATTTTGGTTCGGGGAACTCCATGCCAGTGTCAACAATTTGAATCAACAGGTTGTTGGGGCCTGGATCGTAGTGTCTTCCTTTTATGATATCGCTAAGTGCTACATTTTGAATCCACGGCATATTATTCTCCGAAATTAAATTCTCTGACCCATTCAAACTGAGTACTTGCAGGCACCCACTTGAAGGTCATCTTCTTACGCTCAGGTACACCTACATCAGTAGTAATGCATACCCAACCTTTATCTTTACTGAAGCCAACGGTCTCGGTGACGCGGACGACTTCAACGATTTTGTCTTGAAATTTTGCGTACACACTCATAATGACTCCTTTTAATAGAAGTATTATAAACTATTTGGGAATTATTGTCAAGCGCAAAAGAACACCCTAGATGCGCTAAAAAGTATTAATATTAAATAAAGAACGAGGAGTGTGTAAACTCAATAATATGCGGTGTTTTGCTAGGGTGTTTTTATAAAGATTCTATATCTTTTTCACTTACAGAGCCAGTCTTATCGGCTGGGTGTGATATAGAACACTTATAAAAACAGACACTAGGTGTCTGTCTACTACTATTTAGCTTAAGCTAGGTCGTAGCGATCCTTCATAACGGTCTTCAACATGATTGCTTCTGGTGAGAAGTCATCCATGTTACCAGAAAGAATACCTTGTGCAACTGCTGGGCTAAATCCTGAGACTAGCGCAACACCACTCTTGTTAAACTTAACTGGTGCGTTACCGTATGCGGCGTTCAAGTTCCAGAATACGACCTTTGGAAGTTCGTAGCCTGCGGCTTGATACTTACGTGCAATCATTTCAATAGCGGAGTCATCGTGAGATACTCCGGCATCAAATTGCATGTCAGAGAAGATAACGATTGTCCCTGGCATTTCTGCTTGAGGAACATTGTTATCAACTGCTGTCTTAAGCACCAAATCAAATGCCTTGTTCAAGTCGGTGTTAGCGACTTCACCAGTGTTCATTTGATCAATCTTTTGATTGATGTTACCCTGTAGAGTAACCAGCTTTGGAGTACGACTGAAAGTTAGGAACGTGTCCTTGAACTTACCAGTGTTCTTGTCTGCAAAGTACAATCCCAATGAGATTGCAACATCCAAACAAGACAAAGTACTCTTGCTACCATGACCACCGGCAAGACAAGTCATAGAACCAGAACTGTCAACCATTGGCAACACGTTACTGTCCCCGATGAAGTTTGGCAATGCATCCCATTGGGCTTGCAATGCATCCAATTCAGTCTTAGTCATAGAACTACGGCTGTACTTGTTGATAGCACCCTTCAATACATCGTAGGGGAATACTGCACCTGCGTTAATTTTAACACCGGCTTCACCCTTAACTAACTTAGTTACATATTCAGCATAGGTTGTACCATGACGACCAAATGCCTTCTTGTAACGTGCATGTGCCACTGAAGGAACATGACTATAGTTGATGTTGTCCCAATCGTTAGAACACATTTGTGTTTCAACAACATTGGTTAATGCAACAAGGCTCTTACGATATTGCTTTGGAGTCATTCCAAAGAATTCACGAATTTCACGTGCAACATCGCCCTTACGTGGAGTCCACTTTGCAGCCAATCCATTACGGTTACGTAATGCATCACCTAACATAGAGTATGCTTGTGCCTTAAGAGTCTTAGTCTTAAACACTAGCAAGTCATCGTAACGACCTAATTCAGGAACCTTAACCAATAGACGGCTGGCATCTTCTGGGTTGGTTAGTTCCAAGTGAACTAGTACTTGACGGAACAATTCACGTTCGCCGGATCCACCACGTGCATCACGTGCCCATTGGACAATACGTAATGCTAGGTCAGAGTTTTCAACATAAGCCGCAGTGAATGCGGGTATGATGTTCTTACCACGGCTTGCACCGATGTTATAGAACAAGTCAACGCAAGCATTTGCGGTTGACTTACGTGCCTTCATACCGTTAGTGGTACGGGCTTCTTGGTTAGCTACTGCTTCTACAAATGTTGACATATTGTACTCCTTCCGTGTGTGTTATGCAACA